CCGAACACGGCCCGCTCGCCCCGGAGGTTGATGTAGGTCAGTTGCTGCATGGTGTTTTGGTACTCCTTTCGTGTTGGGATGAGGGAGGGAGATAGGGGAGGGGCTTGTGGTCTGCCAATGGTGGGCGATTCGAACGCCACCGGCGAATCATCACGCCCATGCGCTCAAAACTCCCTCTTACAGCATAAGCGCCAGCGCCTCGTTGACCTCCTCCATCCGCCGCGCCACCTGCGCCGGGGTCTCCACCGGCTGGTTGAACTCGACGGTCTGGTTCACCGTCACCGCCGGGACTGCCGCCTGCGCGGCCTGCGCCGTCTGGCGGCCGTCGTAGAAGGTATCCGCCGCCGACTGGGCTGTTTGTGCCATTTGCTGTTGTACCTCCAGCATTCGGGCGTTGAAAGCGTCAAACCACTGTGCGATCTCGCCCACCTTTGCCTTAAAGCCGTCCAGCAGCTTTTCGCCCAGCGTCTGCCCCAGCGCGTCATACTCCGGCGCGTAGGAGCTTATTAGCGAAAGCAGCTCGTCCTGCGACTGCGTCAGAATCAGCTTCTCTGCCTCGGCCTGGAGCGCGGCGTCCTTCATCCGCTCCTCGTAGGCCGCTTCGATGGCCTCCTGTTCCCGGTCCAGCGCCTCCAGCTGGCTGTCGGCCTTTTTCTCAATCTGGTCGATCTCTGCCCGCAGTGCATCCTTCTGATCTTGCAGGGCCAGGCGCGCGAGGCGTTCCTCGCGGCTCTCCAGCGCCTGATCCAGCTGCTGTTGCAGCTTGGCACGGTTGTAATCGTCCTGCTCGTAGGCGATCTGCTGGCGGAGCCTTTCGATCTTGCGAAGTTCCTCCGCGTCCTGCTTCTCGCGGTCCTCGGTATCCGCCAGCTTGTCCAGTGCCGCGATTTGGTCCTCAATGGCGGCTACGCTGTCATCCCGCCACTTCTCCCAGGTTTTGCGGCTTTCGTCCAGCCGCTGCTGCTCGGCCTCCAGCATTGCTTCGTAACGATTTTCCAGAGCCGTCAGCACACTATCGCTGAGATTGTCGAGGCTCTCTGCGTCGCGCTCGCGGATCTCCTGCTTGAGATCGTAGACCTTTTCCTCCCAGTCCATGATCTCCTCGGCGTTCATCTGGTGCTTTTGACGCAGGGCCTCCAGCTGAGCCAGTTCTTCTTCGAAGGTGATTTCGTTCATGTGACGGCGATGCTCGATGGCGCGGTAGTCCGCTTCAAGCGCCTCCTTGCGGCGGCGCTCGGCCTCCTCCGCAGCGCGCCGGGCCGCCTCAGCAGCGTCCTCCTCGTCGCTACCACCGCCCCCGCCTCCGCCTCCTCCGCCTCCTCCTGAAGCGGTGATACCCGCCTGCCCCATCAGGGCCAAGAGTGTGTTGATCAGCGAAATCACCGCCTGAATGGCCGACAGCGGCTGGCTCACGTCTACGCCCATGGCCGCCTGAATCATCAGCGCCTGCTCGGTCTGCTGTGCCTGCGTGAGCATGCCCTGCAGCGTGGAAACAATAGTCCCACCTTCGCTCTGTACAGCCGCCCCCAATGCATCCACGGCGGTGTCCGCGTCTGCGGCGGCGGCGTCTATGTCCTCCAGACTCCCGGAACCCTTATCGACGTTCACGCCCAGCTTCTTGGCCGCGCTGCTCAGGCCATCAAATGCCTTTTCGACGTTCTGGCCACTCTTTCGTGCGTCGTCGTATGCCTTTTTGGCATCTTTAAAGGCGTCGATGTTCTTTTTGATGTCCGCTACGTTCCGCGCCTGCTTATCCAGCTTCCTCAGCTCACCCTCCATCTCGGCCACGGCGTCGGCGTAATCCTCGGCGCTTTCCCCGGCGGTTCGCTGCTCCTGTGCAATTCCTTCAAGCGAATCTTTTACGCTCTCAGCGCTGGCTGCCAGCATGTCGCTCCCGTCTGCCAGCCCTTCGAAGCCGGTCAGCATGGCCATGATTTCCTCTGCCAGCGCGGGCACCGTCTCACCCGTCATCTCGCTGAGCTGTGCGAGATAGCCCGTCAGGGCACCCTCCTCCCCAAAGAGGACGCCCCATGCGTCCAGCATAACCTGTGCATCCTCTTCGGTTGGGGTCGTTCCATCCAGCACCTTTTGCATCACGCTACGCGCTGCTTCGACGGCTTCGCTAGCGTCTGTATTCGAACACGCCGCAGCCACTGCCTGTACCATGCCGTCCACATAGGCGTTGGCTGCTCCTGTGTCGCCATTAAAGCTCGCAAGGTCGATGGCAAACATCCCCGTCAGCTGCTCCGCAAGCGCCTCGTTCACCTCTCCGCCCCGCGCTTTGATGGCCGTGAGCTGCTCGTCCACCCCGGCGTTGAACCAGTCGATGAATTTCTCGTTGTAGCTTTGGAGCGTTTCCAACTGTCCTTCCATGGCATCGGCTGTCTTGATGACTACATTCTGGTATTCATCCAGGGATATTTGTCCGTTCAGGCGCCCCTGCATTGCGTTGTTTCTGTACTGCAGTTGTTCTGAAATTCCTGTCATCGCATTCAGATATTCCTGCGCATTCGCGGCCAGATAGGCATCCTGAGTTACCTGCTTCTTTTTTTCGGTCAGGATCTCCGCCTCTGCGTCCCGCGCCTCTTTCAGCTTCTGGATGTATTCGTCCAGCGATCCCGCCAACCCGTCCACGCTGCCCGCCGTCACGCTATAAGCGCTGGCCAGTTCCTCTTGTATGCTGACCATTTCCCGCTGCTCACTATAGCTTAACGAAGTCTTTTGACTCAGTGCGGTGTACCGCTCCGTGAGCTCGTTCAACCGGGCAAGGCGCGCCTCCTGCTCGCTGACTGCGTCGCGGTTGGCCTGTATGCGCTCTTCCTCGGCCTTTGCCGCCGCATCCTGCGCTTTCTTCACGGCCGTATAGGCTCCGGCAATAACCCCAAGCGCAGCTGCGATCAATCCCAGCGGACCCAGCGTCTTTGCGGTCAGCCCGATGCCTTGAAGCAGCGTTTGTACTGTTTTGAGTCCGGCGCTTGCCGTTACCAGTCCAGACATGGCCATGGCCGCAGCAGTCAGCCCTGCTGTTACCTCTGGCACGGCCTGAGAAACGCCCGTCAGCTGTTCCATAATACCGCTGAAAAGCGTCGTGCCCAGCTCCACGCCCGGCGTCATCGCCTCACCGAAGGAACGTGCGAGCAATTCTGTCTGGTTGGCCGCCTTGGCCTGGGCACCGGCCAGTCCCTCGCTCAGCTTCTCGATATCGCCCATCTGAAACCGGGTTTCTTCCATGATGCCCAGATATTCAGCCTCTACCTTCTGGGCCTGCGTCAGGCTGGTGGTGGCCACACCGCGCGCTTTGGCGTACTCCTCCCACATCTTGGCGACGTTCTTGGTCACGCCCGCGTTATCCACAAGGATGCTGTTTTCGTTGCGGATGCCCTCCGTCGCGCTCACCACCGCCTGCGACAGACTCAGGCTGGATTGGCGTCCGAAAGCCGCCGCGTTTTTCAGATTGGTAATGGTCCTTGTCGCCTTGTCCAGCGTATACCCGCGTGACAGCAGGTTTTTGAACGACGTCGCCGCCGCCGTGGCGCTGAAGAACTCGTCCGTCACCGCGTCCAGCGCCTGCTGCATCTCCTGCTGGCCGATTCCCGCGCCATCCGCTACACCGCTCAATCCCTTGACCGCTGCAGCATACGCGTTACTGGCCTCAATTCCACTCTGGATTGCCCCGGTAATCTTTTTGAAGGCCGAGCTGGCCGTCGCGCTCAAAGCAGCCCATGCCGCCGCGGTGTTCATCGTGGCCTTCTCTACCTGACCGCCAGACTTCTGCGCTTGCGCCGCAAACGCACGCAGCTCGTCCATCAGCCCATCCAGCTCTTCGCTGGACCCGTCGGCCGCCACACGGATTCGGACAATCAGCTCATCCAATGTCATGTGCCGTCGCCTCCAATCTTCTCTCCTCCGCCGCCGAAGAACGCTTCGGGGGATATGACCTCCGTTTCATTAGCACGGGGATTATGCAGTTCGTTCCATGCCTGCGCAATGCTGCCGATCTCGTCCATGTAGTAGTCCTCCAGCAGCTCCCGCTTGCCGATACCCAAGCACAGTCCCATGGCGATCAGCCGTTGGAGCCAGTGCCGGTCATCCCCGCGCGCACCCGGCGTGCCAGCGTCCGCGCGGCGATGATAAAATTTTCAAGGTTGTTGACCTCCATCCACGCTTCGATCATCTCCATGAGGCCATCGAGGCCCACGTTCGGATCGTCGCGCAGTGCCTTTTCATCAAGGCTCGCCAGCTCGGCAAAGACTGTCACCGCCTCGTCCGGGAGCACCGTCAGTGCCCGCGCGTACAGGGCGATCAGCCCTGCGCGATCCAGCGAGGCCAGCGCCCGCACCGCGTCCTCCGCGCCGGGAAACAGCCGCCTGAGGACTTGTCCGGGCACTTCGTCCAGCCGGCGCGCAGCCGCCAGAAAACGTCCGATAGGCATTCTTTCAATGGTATACCCGCGCACCTTGCGTGCCTTGGGCAACGACAGATCCACGCTCGTTTTTCCCGCCATGCTTTTATCCTCCCTGTGTTTGCTGGCACGTTCCGCGCCATACGAACGCGGAATGCGTATACAAAAACGCCTGCGATTCCTCGCAAGCGTGTATTTATGCTATAAAGCTGAACACCTTCATTCCGGTCGCCGCTTATGATGGGTTCGTCGGGCTGTACTGGTTCAGATTGGGGTCGGGTTCTCCGGTTGGAATGTACGGATAGGCGGAGCTATAGACTCCCTGCTTTTCCAGGGCAATCACCTTTTTTCGAAACTCCGGCCACATCTTCCAAAACCGCTTGCGTATCTCCGGCGGCGTATCGGGCGCAAGCGTCACAACGCCGTGCGCGTCGATGTGATAGTAGCCGCTGGCGAATGTCAATTCATTGAAATATCCCATAGGCGCCCTCTCAGACGTCATCCATGAGATATTTGTCCGTATGCTCGGTTGTCCGCACGACCAGCTCACCCTTGTCCACCGTGATGATCAACGTGGGCAGGGGCATGGTGTCCATATCGTTGGTCAGCCCATCCGGCTCCACGCCGCGTGGCTGAGCAAAGATGGCCTCGTCATACATCAGAAAAAAGCGCTGTTCCCTGACCTTCTCCATGGAATAGCCGTGTTCCATGCAATACGCCTCGGCGATCTTGAGCGCCATCGCGCGTCCCAGTCGTTGCTCCGCCTCGCGTTTTTCGTCTTGCTTCCTCTGCCTTTCGGTGCTCATCTTTGATCACCCCTTTCGCCAGCTTCAAAAATCGAATAATCACCCTTGCTATTATAAATCACGCTGCGCTGCTGTCCAAAGGCTTTCAGCACAGCGATATCTCCATCCGAACAGATCAGATGCGCTCTTGTATCCCCTGGATGTGTATGTCCGCTCCAACGCCATCCGTCTGCCGCCATTTCCCGCGCCATATTCGGGGTCACATTCGTCATCCGCGCATTCCCCCGAATGATTCGTCTCTCCTGCCCTTTGGTAAACATCGCGTATTCGCACCCTGTCTCCGCCGTCAGCGCAGCCAAATCGCGCATGCTCACATTTCTCTTGCGCACTGTCATCCGCGCATCATATTCGGGAAGCCGTTCAAGGATTCTCATCTGCCGGTTATTGGGGGGCTGCCCCCAAATAAGTATTGCGTTCGGATTTCCTTTCCCGGTGCTGCGCTGTTCAATCGGGCTACGGATGGGCGGATGCTCTGCGGTTGCGCTTTCTTCATCCAAGGGCATTGTATCATTTTTCCCGCTGTCTTGCAATTCGTTTTCCGGTTCATCTTCCACCACCGGCAGCACCGTGCACCGGCAGTTCGGGTGCAATGGCGGAATGTTGCTCCCTGTTTTTGCCTTCTCGATAGGTACGATGTCCCCGTCATGCCCGGTGCATATCGGGCAGGTTCGGCTGTCCTTCGCGGTCAGAAATTCCACATACCTACATCCCGCCTGTGCGTATTCCTCCACGGCGGCACGGTTGGCCACATAGCTGGCTTCGGTGCGCACCAGCCGCTCCGCGTCGCGGTATGCCGCCGAGAAGCGGTCCGAGATTGCCTGCGCAATGGCCCGGTTGGTCTTTCCGCTCAGGTATGCCGCGGTGATTTCCTTCTCCAGCACCTGTGCCAGCCGGTCTGTGCTGTTCCAGATGCGCTTGGAATAGCTCTGGCCACTCCAACCGGTGTCAAGCGCCATGCGTTCCCCGCGCAGGTCTGGCCTGTCAAAATTCAGAGCTTCCAGCATGCTTTGGGCATTTCCTGCGGCTGTCTGACTGGTCTGTTGCCACAGTTTGTCCAGCTCGCCTTCTTCCAGCGCGCGCAGTTTATCCGTCTGCTCTTTCACAGCACGCGCCAGTGCCTCCGCCCGCGTCAGCCGGTAGGCGTAGGCCCGGCTGTCCTCGTCAAAGGGCGCCCGTAGCGCCTCAAGCGCCTCCGCCCGCGTCAGCTTGAACCGTTTCGCGTATGTTCCGATGATCTTTTCCACCTGCGCCGCAAGGTCCTGCGATGCCTGCCGGCATGCACGGCTGATGCGGACCAGCCGTTCTGCGGCTGCTTCCTGCGCCGCGTCCATGTCGCGCTCAGCCCTTTGCTTCCAGTAGTCCGCCGCCATGTCCTCACCTCGCCGTCATCCTGTGCGCAGGCTCCGCTGTCCTTTTTGCCGGAGCGGGCGGACCAGCTCCGCTGTCCGCCCGCTCCGCCCGGCGCTTACGCGCCCGGCTTGCTCTCCTCGGCGGTGAGGAAGGCCGTGCAGGCCGCCTCGTTGCTGCGGTCGTCCGCCAGCTGCATCACGGCGTAGGGCTTGAGGCTGGGCAGCGCGGGCCGCTTGAACACGCCCGTGATGATGACCTCGCACACGGTCACGCTGTCCTGCTTGGTGGTGAAGTTGTCAAACCGGATGCCCGTGAGCTGGAACACGCGGTAGTTGAAGTAGTAGGGCAGATGATCGACGGTGTCCACCACGCAGCGCAGGGCGTACTCCTTGCCCGCTACGGTGAAGTCGCCCTCCAGCGTGTTCGTCTCCTCGTCGTAGTCGCCCAGGCCCAGCGCCGCCATGCGCTCCAGCGGCACCTCGGCCACGCGGATCTCGACGTCCTCGCCGCTCACGTTTTTGATCTGCGCGTAGAGGTCGTCGTCGTAGTACAGGTCGGTGGTGCTCTCCTTGGCCGTGCGGCTCATGCTGCCCGCGTAGGGCAGGGCCTCGCCCGCCGAGGCCGCATAGCTGGTCAGGCTGTTTTCCGTTACCGGGGCCAACGCCAGCCCCTTGAATCCGATGGCTGCTCTCCTCATGTGTTGCATCGCACGTTCGGCCGCCGTAAGCGGCCGCCCGCGCTTCCCCTCCTTCATTTCTTGGTATCCGCTCGCTTTCGGGCGGGTCCCATACCCACCCTTCGCTCGCTGTGGCGGCAGGCTGCGCGCGTGCGGCAGCAAAAGGGCCGCACGCTACTCCTTCCTTGTGTTGGTTCGCACGTGCGGCCCTTTAGGAGCCGCCCGCGCTGTGGGGTGCTGCGCACGTGCGGCCCTTTCGGGTCCGCCCGCGCTGTGCCCGTTATGGGCTTGGTCGCCGCTCGCTTACGTCAAAGGGTCCCTGCCCTTTGACCGCTCGCTGTGGCATGGGCCGTCAGTGGGCCGGGGCGAGGTGTTCCTCTTGTATATCCTAGGATATATTTTCATCCATGTTTTTCCGCCAGGCGTTTTATATCCTAGGATATATCCCCGCCCCTGCTTCACCGGAAGTCACTGTATATCCTAGGATATATTTTTGCCCGTGTATTCCCCTGCGGCATGATATATCCTAGGCTATATCTCCCTGCTTTCCCGACACACCGCGGCGCGGGGAGCGCTGCAACCGGCGACTGTCTCTCAATCAATGCTGTCCCGCCGTCCGCTCCCGCGCGCGCCGCGCGCCGGGTTTTGGGGGTTCGCCCCGCCTCAGCAGTAGGTTTTGTAGCGCATGGCCGCCTGCCGCCAGCCTTCGCCCGGCTCGTCCCAGCGGAAGGCCAGGTCGTAGCCCAGGGCGCGCATGGCGTCGTCCACGGCGGCTGCGACGCGGCGCAGCTCGCCGCTTTTGGCCGCGAACACGCGCACGTAGTACTCCAGCTCGGTCAGGTACCAGCGGTCGTCCCGGCGATCGGCGGCGCGTTCGCCCGCCAGCGTCACCAGCACGACCGGCACGGCGGGCGGCTCGCGCGGCCACGCGGAGGTGACCGTCACCCCGTCCACCGCTTCCAGCGCGCTCAGGATGCGCGGCAAATCGTCCGTCATCCGGCGATCACCCCCTGCACCGCCCGCGCCACGGCGGCCAGCAGCGCCCCGCGCTCCGCCTGACAGGCCGGCAGCAGAAAGGGCCGCGCCGCCATGCGCGAGGTGCCCAGCTCCACGTAGACCGCGTGCGCCGCCCCGGCTGTGACCGTCCCTTCCGCGCCGCCCGCCACGGCCTCCGACCGCGCGGACAGGCTCGTTTTCAGGTCGCCCGTCTCCACGGGACATAGCCGCCGCGCGCCGTCCAGCATCCCCGCCAGTCCTTCGTCCAGCCCCGCCGCGCACGCGCCGGGCAGCGCGTCCATCAGCGCCGCCAGGGCACGCGCCGCCTCACGCGCACCCCGTACCTCAATCACCGCGCTCACGCGTCCGCCCCCCTCTCCAACGGCGGAATCCACCTCAGATGCGCCTCCCAGTGCCCCGGCCACCGCGCCGCCCAGACCACGCGAAAGTCCGGGTCCGCGTCCGGCGGCACGTCCACGCATACGCCGTCCCCCGCCGAGGGATTCGCGCATAGCCCGCAGAGCATCAGCCGCATCCGCTCCGGCTCCTGGCCGTAGAGCTGCTGCGCCAGCGCCCCGCGCAGCGGCTGCACACACGCCGCCACCGCGCGCCCCTCCGGCAGGAAGGCGTTTCCGCCCCGCCCCGCGTCGGGCGCACGGATGATGACCTCGCGCTGCCATCGCCTGCATAGCATCACAACACCCTCCCCAGCCGAAACATGTCCAGCTGCGCCCTCATCCGCGCGGGCAAGCGGTCGATTACGTCGTTCACGCCGCCCTCGGTATGGCTCGCCGCCCCTTCCAGCCCTAAAAGCCGGAAGCTCGCCGCCGCCGTCTCGATCACCGCGCCCTCCAGCGCCATGGGCAAAACCCGCCGCCCCGTATACCCCAGGATATACTGCTCCGCCTCCTCCAAAAGGTCGCCAAGCAGCTCGTCCCGGTCATTTTCCACCAGCTCCAGCCTTCGTTTGAGCCGCTCCAGCATCCTTCCTGCCCCCCTTTTTGCCGCCCCTCCCGGGCCGCGCAATCAAAAGCCCCACAATTTTTCCCATGCTCTCTCTCCTTTTCTGATGTGCCGCACCCCGCACCGACTGCGAACCGCCGCCCCGCCGCGCCCCGCAGCCGCAAGCCGCATCGTGTCGAGCGCCCCCCACCCCGCGCGTAGGCGCATCGCGCCGAGCGCCCGCGCCGTCAGGCACAACCCTCACCGACTGCGAACCACCTCAATCGCAAGCCGCAACGCAGCGAGCGCCCCCCACC